GTTAATTATTTTAATGTGACCCTCTAACCCTTCTCACTTACGCACTGCGCTTAGCTCAAACAAAGGATTATCCCCAATGGGACACTATTACCAGGATTCGGTTACAAACCAAAATTCTGACCTGATATATACGAGGTACTATCTACTAGTTCCCCACTGCATATCCTTAACCAGCGATCGTATTCGCTGCGGTAGGATAGTATCGGCATGATGTCTGAACATCCGACGGATTGAAGTGCCCTAAGAATGGACATATTCTGCTCGTCGAAGTATTCTGGACCCCACATCATAGCGTCTCTTAAAGAGTTTTGAATTAACTCCGTGAGAATTTCGTATTCCTCCACATTAGGTGATCTCATCCACATGAGATATCGACCTTCTATGGTTTCTTTACTAAGTGGTGATAGAACATAACCACTTTTATCCTCTACGAAGCCCCTCTTTAAGAAAGACACTTTATCCAGAGTACTGAATTCTTCAGCTCCCCGCCAGTCATTCTTGTGCTCATCAGTGTACTTAATACCACTTTCTGAGAAGAATTTACCGAGCGTACGAAGATTAAAGAAATCTAGCGCCTCTTGTTTAACGCTATGGAGATGGTCATCTCCATAGTATGCTGAGGTAGTCAATCTGTCGCAATTGTCTAACGATTTAAGGTCTTGTGGTGCTAAATGCAACCACGCCATGTACTTATAAATATCGTTATTGACTGAATTCACAACAGATGTCAAAGGGTAACCCGAAGGTAGGCCTTTATCTACAACAACTACAAAATTATCCACCAATGAAAGGTGGGTATACGCTGTAGTCATCAAGATATGCCTAATCTTCTGATTAGTCTCTGAATCGTTGTAAATACGATTGATGACATTCCCGGAGCATTCAAGATTTTCGGCCGGGTTTCCCCTATCGTAGTTACCGAAATCTCCCGCTATAACAAATGGCGAGTTTTCTCTGAGTTTTTGATGTAGTGACGTCCAGTCACTTCCCATCGGATTGATACCCACCTGTATCTCGTGACGTTCTCTGTTCTCTTCAATCATTTGTACAAAAGAGAGACAGAACATTCGAACCAAAATCGTAAATTCTACTGGACAAACAGTAAAACTCCTCGTTTTTGGAACGAAGTTGGGATCGTTCTTGAGGTTGGTGGTGTGTCGTAACTGCCGGCGTTCATCTTTGAGGGTTTCTCTAAACAGAATACTGGGAACTTCTCCCTTTTCCATCTGTTGTAGAGCGTACACAATTCT